AGTATAGATTAAAAAAGGGGGGCTTGTAACCCCCCTCCCTTGTTGCTTTGTTATGCGCCTTGTGAGCCAAACATACCAAGTGGATCAGACCACCCGAATGAATAACGTTCACGAGCCTTATAACGGACATTACCTGTGTCAAAGTCCCCGTCCATAGAGTTAGCCATAGGCGAACGAACGAAGTGCTTCATACCATTAGGTACGTCAGTTGAAAGGAACCAAGCATCGGTATCTGTCAAGAAATGGTTAACTGTGTAACCCTCTGGGATAGAACCGTTGTTTGCAAGTGCATTGATATCATTGTCTGCCGTACCAACTCGTCCCTCAGTCTCTAGGAGTCTGGTAGCAACGAACATTAGGTTTGGTGGAACAATGAGTTTACGGGGCTTAGCAGCGATCAGTAAACCACGCTCGTCTGTCCATGCAGCAATTTGAATTACTGCGGCCTCTAGAGAAGTCTCATTAAGGTCAGCTTGGACAGCTGGAGTGTTACTGTTTGTGCCACCACTTACTAGCGGGTGTGCAGTAGAGAATAGAGGAACTCCGTCTCCACCGTTTTCACCAGCAGTAAAGCCGCTGTTAAGAACTCCTGCTGCTTTGGTCTGCTTAGTGAATGCCATAGCACGAGCCAACGCTTTGGTGTAACGAGATGACAATGAGTCATACAAGTTATCCTCGATGGCTTCCTCAGTAAGAGAAAAACCAAGCGAAATGGTTTCGTGATTGTAGCGTGCAGTCCAAGCCTCTTGTGCATTATCGTAAGCGATAGAGTTACCCTCATCCTTCACAGGTGCTGCCGCGAAGCCGGATAGCTTTGTCTCTTCTTCAAATGAACGCTCAGAAGTTTCAGTTTCAAAAATCTCCTTATGCTCTTCGCCGTATCGTGCATATTCCATGCCAAAAAGGGCGTTAAGACCGGGAAGGAGTTCTTTCAGTAGTTGGGCGCGTGAAATAGCCATTTACATATCTCCTTATAATCCAACGTTATTCAAATATGAATGAGCGCTGGGGTTAAACTTTACCAACACATCTGTAAATGCGTCTCCAGGTTCGGAAACAAAATCTACGATGCGGAAGGCAGCGGCGGCTGTTTGGACAGTAGCATCCAAAGCACTTGTAGAGTTACCAGTAGCAGTACTACCAGTAGATGTACTCTGTGCAGCAGCGAAGAATGTATTATTACCCAAAACTGTTTGTGCACCAGAACCATCTAATTGAGCTTGGAAAGCTACAGATGGGTCAGTAATCACTTTAGCTTTAATTTCTCCACCGTTAGAAGTTCCTGATGGGTAGTATTGAGCGTTGAGTACTTGACCTTGAGCATTAATATACTCGCAACCAACAAACACACCAATAGCACCTACGCCAGAACCGCCAAGGTTGTTAGTAGTAATGTCAGCACCAGTAGCGGTTGATAGGGCGATATACCCGTCAGCGCCAATGATAACGACTTGTCCATAAAAAATGTTGGTGGCTTCACCAGCTGGATCAATCAGAAAAGTATCTGTTGCACCAGCGTAAGGCATGCCATCAACCCGATTAATAGGCCGAAGCCCATAAGGGGCAGCTGTAGTAGCCATGTTATAACCTCTCTAAAAAATTATTTACCTTTACCGAATGACGTAGTAGAACGCTTTTCTTTAAACAAAGGCATTCGTTGATCATTCTCTCTCATAAAATTGTTGTCTACAGATTCCATTTGAGACTCATTTTGCTTCGTAAAGTATTCTCTACGTTGCTCAACCATCTCGTCAGGCATCGTGCAAAGCAACAAACCCGCGACCTCAATGTTGTCTTTGAAACGACTATTGGGATCAACAAGCATTTGTAAATGTGGTTGCTCGCTAGCCAGAACAGGTTCCCAGCCTTCTCGCATTTTGGACGAGACGTTACGTGGGTCTTGTTGGCCTAACATCGCAACCCGAACCCAGCGGTACGTAAACCCAGGTTTTCGGTTTGGTTCTGGAAGTACTTCAGGTCGTACCCATTGTTTTGGTCGTTCCTGTGTATCGCGTGATTCTAATTCGCGTGCAAGTCTAGTATCTTTACTATTATTAGCCATTTTGGTTCTCCAATCTCCTAAGTTCTTTAGCGTATTGTTCAGGTGTCAAGCCAAGTTTTTTAGCTAGCGCTACCTGTGACTGCTTTAGTACGATCCGTTTGGAAGATGTACTTCGGGATGCTGGTGCAACCACTGTGGCGGGTTTGTTTTCTGCACGAACAGGCTTGCCGCCCCCGTCCGTAGAATTTTCTTTCCCAAATTTTTCTGGGAAATTTTCGGACATCGTTTTGTCGATTTCCTTGTAATACTCTCTTGTCCCTCGATACGATGCAAAGTTGCTTCCCATTCGAGCTTCGATTTCTTGATCGACACCCATTGCAAAACCACTTAACGCCGCATCTGTATTAAACCAAGCGTTTTTATCTAACCACTCTTGATCTAAAGGTGAAAGTTTAAATCCTGCTTGTAAGGATTCAGTTGAGTTACTATTTACACTATTTTCTTCCTCTTGTCTAGGAGGTCGATAGTTTTCAATTTGTTGTCTTTTAAAATTAGCATCAGAAAGTTTAGTCTGAGCGTCAACAATAGAATCTGTATCACCTGATTCATACGCATCTTTATAGGCTCGTTTAGCCATTTCAGTTTCGTATTCAACAGATTTTTTAGCAGTATCTATATACGCTTCACGTCCTTTTTTAGCTTCTTCTTGCAGTTTTTTGTTTTCTGCTAAAGCTTTTTTAGCCATTTCTATAGCTTGTTGATGCTCGCGTTGAGCAGATTCTTTAGCGCGGCGTTCGTCATGCCACACCTTTTTCATCTGTTTAAAACGTTCTTTTACTCCGTCTGAATAGTTATCTAACTCATCTTTCTCTAAGTCTTCAACTATTTCTTTAGGCATTGGAGACCTATTACGGTCTGCTTCAGGAGTATCATCTTCAACTTTGAGTTCTACTTCTTGCTCTTCACCTTCTATTTCAAAGTCTACCTCTTCCTGGTCTATTTCTTTTTTCTCAGCTTCTGCCATAACCCTCTCCTAACTACGCGATATGCCACGAGGATCTTCTACAACCCCCTCAACACTATCGTCGTTAATGATCCGAAATTCTTTACCATGAATTTTTAAACGGGTACCTGCGTGTGGTCGAACAAGGACAAAATCCCCTTCTTTACACCAAGCCCCACTTGGGAAACGGTCTTTGTCTCCATAACAATCCGGCCCCATCTTCATAATAAATAAAACAGTAGTCAGTAAATCCTCGTTAGTCATAGTAATGTCTGCTTTAGCGAGGCCACTTTCATACTCTTGTTCTTTGTCGGGAATTGCGCACAAAATGCGATAACCAGAGGGTTCTGGTAGTTGCTTAGCTTTACGCTCAGCAGTATCAGGTAGTACCGTTGCTTCTTCTGGATTATCGGGGTTCGTGCCGATAAGAAGTTCACTCATTGTCAGTTTCCATCCTTTCTAATGTTTCGGTTATTATGTTTTTCGCCAGTAATAGCCCTCTATAGATTCCGCATGTGTGTTTGTATTCCGCGTAGTCTTTAGCGTGGCCTACTGCTAAGTCCTGCTCTATGTTCGCTAATTCTCCATCTACCCTAGTAGTAAGGTAATTTAGGACGTCGTTAGCTTGACTCACTCATCTTCCTTTCTTGGTTGTTGCTGATTCTGTTGCATTTGCTGCATTGTTTGATCTTCTTTAGATATTTCTCTAGCCATGTCAATACCCATACGCAGCTTAGCTTCTTGTTGTTTAGCAGTTAGATTCGCTTCGTCTGTAGCGATCTTTGCTCCAACTTGTAGCCCCGCGATACGTTCTTGAGCTGCGATACGTTCTTTTTCGAGTGCCAAACGATCCATTTTTTCTGACGCATCCAGAGCGACTTTCTGTTGTTTCGTTTGAGCTTCTTGTTGTTTGATCTGCAACTCTTGTTGTTGCATTTGAACAATTGGATCTTGCGCGGCTTGTTGCGCTTTTTGTTGTGCCACTTCTGCTTTGTTTCCTTGTAGTACTTGTTGGGCGGCTGCCGCAGCGAGTCGAGAAATTTCAACTTCTGTATCTTCATCCATTTCAGCGTTTGGAGCAGGGTATGGAACACCCGCAGCTTTTTCAATCTGTTTGCGATATTCAAAAGCTAAGTGATCTTGTATGTGTGCGGCTAGGGCTGCACCCATTTGTTTTGCCATAGGGCTTTGTTGTACTAATGCCATTAGTTTCGGATCTTGCATAGCCGACATATGAACCGTAATATGGGACTCGTGATCTTGATAAATAAACGCTTTAACAGGCTTCCCTCTGAGGACATCCATATTTTCTGATACTGGATCACGCGGTTCCTGGTCATCTTCCATTGGTACCAGCTTCTGGGCATTTTTAATTCCTAACACTTCAAGCATCTGACGATGTAGATATGGTAAGTTGTATAGCTGTGGCGCTTGCGCTGCCATCTGTAACACTGCTTGATACTGCGTAACTTTCTGCGCCATTGTTGCAGCGTTTGGATCTGACACAGGAATAATATCAACCATGTCATAGTCGGAACCCTTTGCACGGTCTGAACCTTCTATTGGTTCGTAAGAGTATTCATCTGGTGTGTAGTCACGGATAATGCCTTTAAGGAGTTTGAACTCCTCTTTCATAGAATAGTGAATCCGTGCCTGCACCGCACTCATGACTTTTAACGTGCGCTCTAGTATGGCTAGTGTCGTACCTACAGGAGCTTGCCCTGACATATCACTGAGCTTTAGATCAGCAGCTGAAGCGAACCTACGTCCTTCTTCTACAATGTTACCCAGCAGTGTGTACAACACCTGACTTGGCTCCTTATATGGGAGCGTCATAATGTTATCTTTTATTGTCCCGCTAGTTACATCTACATCTCTAAACTCAGCTGGAGCTATCGGCGTATCATCGCCTTTAACTCTAAGTCCTCTAGTTTTAAAACCACCAGGCAAATTGGAGAGAGTACCAGCATCAACAAGCTGCCTAATAATGCTAGTCCCAGATTTAGCAAAAGCACCGATAAGGTGAATAAGGCCAAAAGCGTAAAAACCAAACCCTGGAATATATGGGTAGTGAACGAAATGATTTCTCTTTTGCTTGGTATCATCCTCTGATCTCCAGTTACGTCTAATAGCTAGTATCTGTCCGGTTTGCTTCTCAATAGTAACAATGTACGGTAGGGCAATACCTGTCTCTTTTCCGTCCTCTACATCTTCATACCCAACCAGATCAAGATCGCATTGTATTTCCAGCATTTTGTATCGGTCATCAGAAGAAGCTCGGAAGCCCATCTTTTCAGCGATACTCTTTTCAATCTCATCAAACGTATTCTGTGGTTCTGGCAGATCTATATCTAGGTAGAACCCTGCATGCATCAACCGTCGCATCTCATTAGGAGTTTTACGCATGACGTGAGTGACACGAGGCGCTGACCTAAGATCAGATACTCCGTAAGGCACTACAACGTCCTCTGCTGGTACGTAAACAGAAACTTGACGCTCAAGGGATGGATCGTAGTACACCTTCTTAAACGCATTACCAGATAGTCCTAGACCCCATAACATTCTTTCATGCTCGGCTCTATACTCAGGCATTTTATCGGTCAGTTGATAATTCATATCATCCTGTACCCGTTTAGCTGCCGCTTTGTTCTCTTTTGT